TAACGGTAATTTTGCAGCTCAGCCTAATAATCGTATTCTCTGGCACGTTAATAGTTATACTACTGATGACAGCTGGCCAGATTACAAAGTCCAAACTACATATTGGGATGCTGAAGATAGTGGACTCGTTACAGAAGACAGCGATAAAATGTTCTATGAAATGGAAAAAAAGAAAAAATGATAGATAAATGGATTTATAAATTTGCTGAGACACTAGACAAAATAGGACTTATGGTTGATAATCTTGTCCAACGTATGAGTGAGATTAAAATGAATTATTATTTTACAGGGGCACTAATTTTAATGTTGGTGACATTAGCTTTATGTGGAGGACCAGGTGTCCAATAAACCACTCAACATCGGGGAAGAGGCACGAGTACAAATGCCTATGAAGACGGTTGCTAGTTTAATTGTTCTAGTTGCAATGGGTGTATTTGCATATACGGAGCTGACGGCCAGGTTGGTATCGTTAGAGACATCAAGGGAATTATTTGAAAATGATTTGTTAAAGCGAAGTGAACAAGTCCCCGTGGACCAGGAGCAACATTTTTTAATTGAGGATCTTTATAAAACTGTAGAGAAAATGGAAGAGACTCAAGAAATGAATATGACTAATAAAGTCAACATAGAATTTTTAAGAGAACAATTGGATAAGGCTTTACAAGATATTGAAGCATTAAAAGATAAAGTAAGAGAAAACGGAAAAGGATACTCACAATGACAGAGTTAGTAGTTGCGTTGTTGATGATTATAAACGGAGAGATAAAAGAGGCACGTATCCAGACCTCAATGTCTGAATGTTTAAAAGGAGCACGTGTAGCAAAACGTCAATTAAAACCAAATGGAAAAGTCAAGTACCAGTGCCTAAAGTCGATGGCTGAGCTCGAGTTAAATATAGATGGATCTAAGTCAATAAAAAAGCTAATATTAGAATAATTATTTAAATGAATTTAAAAAAAATTGTTCAAAGAAAAATTTTACAAGATTACATTTTTTTAACTGGCACAATTGATATTGACTGTAAATTTTTTATAGAAAAAATAGAGGAGAAAAATACACGAAGAAAATAATCTTAACGGTAAAACAAATGTTATTGGGGGAATGACTGACTGGTGTTCTTTTGCTAAGGAAGAAAAATTTTGGATGCCTGTTTTTCCTATAATTGATTTTATTGACGAAAATAAATTATTTGAAGATAACTATACAATTAAAGAAGTTTGGGGTTTAAGTGAAGGTAAGGGGCATTACACAAAGAAACACAAACATTTTCCATCGATATTTAGTGGAGTTATTTATTTAAATAGCTGTGATCAAAAATTGTTTTTTCCTGATATTAAAGAAGAAATTAAACCAGAACCGGGGGTGTTCGCTATCTTTAGTGGTTTTTTAAATCATTATAATTATAGAAACACTAGTGATGTCACTAAATATGCGTTAAGCTTTAATGCAAAAGAACTTAAAACATTTTAAAAGGAGAAAAAATGAATCTAAGTAGAAATTTTACATTACAAGAATTAATTAAATCGGATACTGCAATTCGTAAGGGAATTAATAACAATCCTAACGCAGAACAAATAGAAAAATTGAAATTATTATGCGAAAATATTTTGCAACCCGTTCGGGATCATTTTGGCAGAGTAAAAGTAACTAGCGGATTTCGTAGTGTAGAATTATGCACAGCTATTGGTAGTTCTGCAAATTCTCAACACGCCAAGGCCGAAGCCGCTGACTTCGAAGTAATCGGCACAGACAACGCAGAATTATTTGATTGGATTAAAAGTAATCTCGAACCAGATCAATTAATCTTGGAGTTTTACACTCCTGGGGAGCCTAATAGCGGATGGATTCATGCAAGTTGGATAGATGGAACACCAAGAGCATCATACTTACATGCTTATAAATCTGAAGGAAAAACTAAATACAAACCAATAATAGGAAAAGCGAAAGACTTAGTATAATGCCAATAGGAAGATCACAAATATCAAAACAAGTTGAGGGTAAACTTAGAGGTGCTCGAGATGAAAAAAAGAAAAAACAACGTGTCATCGCGAAATTACGTAGCAAAAAGTCTAAGGTCTTCAAAGTTTAGTCAAAAAGTGATACAATCTAAAAAATTGTACAACCGTAAAAAGGACTTAAATGGCGACTTCAGGGACAACTAGTTTTAACCTTAATATTGATGAAATAATAGATGAGGGTTATGAAAGATGTGGTTTAACCACAAATGCAGGTTATGATTTACGATCTGCTAGAAGAAGTTTAGATTTACTTTTTGCAGAATGGGGTAACAGAGGTATTCATCTTTGGAAAACAGAATTAAATGAAGTAGCCTTAGTTTCGGGACAAGCAGAATATTCTGTAAGTTCAGATGTAAATGATGTATTAGAAGCTTTTATTTCATCTACAGCTACAGCTTCTGATAATTCAAACACACAGGATGTGTCAATAACTAAAATTGATAGGTCAGCTTATGCTGCATTACCAAACAAATTAGCAACAGGGCAACCTTCACAATATTACGTTGAAAGATTAACAACACCGAAAATATATTTGTATCAAGCTCCAGATTTAAATACTTATACTACATTAAAATACTATGTAATAAAAAGAATTGAAGATTCTGGTGCATATACAAATGATGCAGATGTTGCTTACAGATTTTTACCATGTATGTGCGCAGGGCTAGCTTACTATATATCTATGAAAAAAGCTCCTCAACTTGTACAACAAAATAAATTAATTTATGAGGATGAATTGAAAAGAGCATTAGATGAAGATGGCCAAAGAGCATCAACATATATAACGCCTCAATCATTCTACCCTAACGGAGTTTAAAATGGCAAAATTTGCAACTGGAAAAAGATCATTAGCGATATCAGATAGATCGGGAATGGCTTTTCCATATACGGAAATGGTTAAAGAATGGAATGGTTCATTAGTGCACTACTCGGAATTTGAACCTAAGCATCCACAAATAAGAAGAAAAAGAAATGTTGCGGATGCAATAGCTTTACAAAACCCTAGGAACATGAAGTTTCAACAGCCGTCAATTAAATTTTCTGAGGATAATACAATATCAGACTCAGGTGGTGCATCTGTTGGCGTTGCAAATTTGTCTCTACCAGGGGACTTTGCATTTAAGACACAAGATTTTGAAATAACAAGAAACGGAACTACTTCAATTATTCATAGTATGATTCCTGAAGATCCTTCTTTACAAAATAGAAGAAGAGAACTTATTTCTAATGTAGGTAAAGTGGAGGTAACTATTACATAATGGCTATTACATTTGCAAATTTTTTAACACAAGTAAGAAACTATACAGAGGTAGATAGTAATGTTTTGTCTGATTCTATAATTCAAGATTTTATTAGATCCGTAGAATTAGATGTTGCTGGTAAAGTTGATTATGATGATTTGAGAAAGTATGCTACTTCAACATTCACTGCTGGTAATAGATATGTATCTATACCCGCAGATTCTTTGATACTGAGATCAGTTCAAGTAATAGATGGTACTACGAGAGTATTTTTAGAAAAAAGAGACACTAGTTTTATTTCTGAATATAACAGCACTGGTGCACAAGGAACTCCAAAATATTATGCTAATTGGGATGATTTTACAATTTTGGTTGCTCCAGTTCCGGCTACTGCATTAACGGTGCAAATTAATTATATTAAAGATCCACCGCAATTTACATCTACAAACAATACTTTCTTGTCTACTTATCAAGAAAGTATGTTATTGCATGGTGTGCTTACTGAGGCTTTTAGATTTTTAAAAGGACCCCAGGATATGTACAAACTATATGAAAGTAAGTATAATGAAGAGGTACAGAATTTTGCCCTACAACAAATGGGTAGAAGAAGACGTGGTGAGTATGATGATGGAGTTCCAAGAGTAAAAATTCCTAGTCCTACTCCTAACACAACTTATTAATAAGGAGAACAATTATGGCAATAACAACTAACGCAATTTGCAATTCTTTCAAGAAGCAATTGTTAGCTGGTGAGCACGATTTTGATACTGCACCAAACGGTGACACATTCAAATTAGCAATGTACACTAACTCAGCAACCTTGGGTGCATCAACTACAAACTATGCAACAAGTAACGAAGTATCATCCCCTTCAGGTTATTCTGCAGGTGGAAAAGCTTTAGTAAATCAAGGTGTAAAAGTTTCATCTGGTGTAGCGATTACTGATTTTGCTGACCTATCTTTTACAGGAGTGACTCTAACTGCTAGAGGTGCTTTAATTTACAACACAACTACTGACGGTGGTTCAAACACTACTGAAGCAGTTGCTGTATTAGATTTTGGCGGTGACAAGACTGCAACTTCTGGAACATTTACAATCCAGTTTCCTGCATTCACGACAGCTGCTGCAATTTTAAGAATTGCGTAATAAATAGGAGTTAAAATGGCTTTGGTAGTAAACGATAGAGTAAAAGAAACCTCTACCACAACTGGTACAGGTACATTTGATTTAGCAGGAGCGGTATCCGGTTTTGAATCGTTCGTTGCAGGTATTGGTAATTCTAATACAACTTATTATGCTATCGTTAACGAAAACGGTGAGTTTGAAGTTGGTCTTGGAACTGTTACCGATGCAGCTACAGACACTTTATCTAGAGATACGATTATCTCTTCGTCTAACAGTGACTCTGCTGTAAACTTTAGTGCAGGAACAAAAAATGTATTTTGCACTTTACCTGCTTCCAAAGCCGTTATTGAAGATGCTAGTAGTAATGTAACTTTACCAGCAGATTTATCTGTTGGTGATGATCTTACAGTTGAGGGTGGTGTAATTGAATTCAAATCTAATAGTGGATCACCAGCTGCTTTAAGAATGTATTGTGAAGTATCAAATGCACATTATCAAACATTATCACCACAACCACATTCAGCAGCAGCAGCAAACACATTAAGACTTCCTGATAGTGGAGATAGCGGTACACAAGATTTAGTCGCTGTAGATATTACACAAACACTTACAAACAAAACTTTAACAACACCTGTGATAAATGCAGGTGCTCAATTAAAAAATGGTGCTACGAGTGCAGGTTTTTTAGAATTTTTTGAAGACAGTGATAACGGAACAAATAAAGCTACTTTAATAGGTCCAGCTTCTACGGCAGACGTTACCATAACTCTTCCAGCAGCCACAGATACTTTAGTGGGTAAAGCAACAACAGACACATTAACAAATAAAAGTATTGATGCGAGTCAGCTAACTGGAACAGTTGCAAACGCTAGATTAGATGCGCAGCTTCAAGACGTTGCAGGTTTAGCCGTAACTGACGGTGGGTTTATTGTTGGTGATGGTTCAAATTTTGTTTTAGAAACTGGAGCCACAGCTAGAACATCGCTTGGATTAGGAACAGCCGCTGTTTTAGACACAGGTATATCAAATACAAACGTGCCTAAATTTACAAGTGGTGTAGCAGACGATGATTTTTTACGTGTAGCGGGAACAGATATCGAAGGACGTTCTGCAAGTGAAGTTAGATCAGATTTAGGTTTAGCTGCTTCAGCAACAACTGATACGACTGACGCAAGTAATATTAGTTCTGGTACTTTAGCAAATGCTAGACTTGATGCACAATTGCAAGATGTTGCGGGACTAGCAACAACATCAGGAAAAATTATTCAAGGTGATGGATCAAACTTTGTTCTTTCAGCTTTCACACTTCCAACAGCAGACGGATCTGCAAACCAAGTTTTACAAACAGACGGATCAGGTGCTGTCACTTTTGCAACTATCTCAGCAGACATAACTGCTGTCACAGCAGGAGACGGTTTGACTGGTGGTGGTACTACTGGAGCGGTTACTTTAAATGTTGGGGCTGGCACAGGTATAGATGTAGCAGCTGATGCAATTTCTGTAGATGTTTCTGATTTTATGACTAATGGCTCTAACAACAGAATCGTGACTGCGACTGGCACAGATGGCATGAACGCAGAGGCTAATTTAACGTTTGATGGATCAACATTAACTGTTACAGGAGCTTTAACTACTACGGGAAATACTACAACTGATCACGTTTTACCTAATACCAACGATACTTTTGATCTTGGCGCGTCAGATAATGTTTGGAGAAACGTATACACTGGAGACTTACATTTGACTAATGAAGCAAAAGAAGAAGGTAATGCTGTTGATGGCACAAAAGGAAATTGGACAATTCAAGAGGGTGCTGAACACTTATATATTTTAAATAATAAGTCTGGTAAAAAATACAGATTTAAATTAGAAGAGATGTAATGATTTTTACTTTTGCAAAAAAAGAATACGACAGCGAAAAATTATCTGATCAAGGTAAAGTGTATTTATCAAAACTTCAAAATATAGCAGTTAAAAAAAATCAATTAAGTTTAGAATTTACTGATTACGAAGTTTTACAAAAACACTACTCTGATCTACTTAGTAAACTACTTCCAGAGCCAGAAAAAAGTACCTCTGAAGTATTACAAGAAGGATTCGAAAAAGAACAAGAAGGAGCTTAATCCATGGCTCTAGGTGTATCGGCATATTCTGAAGCCGCCTTTTCAGCAGAACCAAATGACGTAATAGCTTTTGCCACGGGTATTGCTCTTACGGGTTCTATGGGAGCTGAATCAACAACGGGAGATAACAACGTAACCGTTACAGGTACTCAAGCTACAATCACAAACGCAGGTGCTGTAGCAGGTTCTTCTGTTTTATTTTCTGTTACAGGAACATCTTTAACATCTTCTATTGGAGAAGAAGGCATTGATATCGGAGTCCCAATAACTGGACAAGAATTATCAATATCTAATTTAACCTTTACACAAGACACACTTACAGCTTTTGGAGAAGCTCCTTTTGCAACTTTAAGTCCTGCTGAATTTAAAATTCCAAGTGTAATAGTAGAAGCAACAACTGGTGCAGGATCACTTCCTAATTTCCAATTAAATATGTCATTAGGAACTTTTTCAGTTTCTGCAGATGGTAATGTTTCCGTAGTTGTAACGGAACACACTATGAATTCTTCGATTGCAGACGTAAGTATTACTGGACATGCTAATGTTTCTATTACTGGTACACAGATGACTATGTCACTTGGAGATGAATCTGCTTTCACAGATATAGATGTTGCTGTAACAGGTTCTCAATTGACAATGTCTCAAGGAGACGAAACAGTCACAGCTGACGCTAATGTTACTTTATCTGGAATTTCATTAAGTAGTTCAATTGGTTCAGTTGAACAAAGTAGCGTTTATCCAGTCACAGGTATATCTTTGACAATGTCCATGGGTGAGGAAACACCTACAGCTAATGCTAATGTTTTTCCAACAGGTATTCAATTACAAATTAATACAGGATCCCCTAACATAACATCTTGGGAAGAAATAAATCCTGGAGTATCTAACGTTTGGACTGAGGTTGATCTAGCTGCTTAGAAAGGATATAATTAAAATATGTCATCAACATACACAGATCTTGGAATAGAACTAATACCTACAGGTGCCGCTGATGGTACGTGGGGAACTAAAACCAATACTAATTTAGAAATCATTAATCAAATACAAGGTTACGTAAATAAATCTATTGCAGGTGGTACACAAACAACAGCTTTGTTAATAGCCGATGGATCCACTTCATCATCTGATGCAAGAAATTTAATTATAGAATTATCTGGATCAATCACAGGAAATCAAATTGTTACAGTTCCAGACAGTATAGAAAAATCTTATATTGTTTATAATAACACATCAGGAGCACATACTGTTCAATTCAAAACAGCAGGTGGAACTGGACCTACATTTGCAACTACTGATAAAGGAATAAAAATTCTTTATAGTAATGGCACAAATATTATTGATGTCACTGCAAATTTAGGAACGATTGCAACGGGCCAAATTACAGCTACCGGTAACATATTACCAGGAACCAATGACACCTTTGATTTAGGAGCTTCAGGTAATGTTTGGCAAAATATATACACTGGGGATTTACATCTAAATAATCAACATAAAACAGAGGGTAATATAGTTGATGGAACAAAGGGGAGCTGGACTTTACAGGAAGGTTCCAACGATATATACTTAATCAACAATAAATCTAATGAAAAATTTAGATTAAAGTTAGAAAAAATTTAAGGAGACACTATGGGTATTATTTCAAATGGAAATACAGTAATTGATAATGGCGCAATTGATGCGAATGAAGTTGATACTACGCAAATAGCTGATGATGCTGTTACAGCAGACAAATTAGCAAACACTTCAGTTTCAGCGGGTAATTATACTTCTGCAACTATAACTGTAGATGCTCAAGGAAGAATTACATCTGCATCATCTGGATCTGCAGGTGGTGGTGGATTTGTTCCAAAAACTTTTAGTACGAGTCCAGGAAACTACGGATCAAATGCAAACGCAAGTTACGTTGGCGCTCTTTTATGGGGCGGAGGCGGAGGCGGAGGCGGAGGGTCTCAGCAGCATCCAGGAGGTGTTGGAGGAGACGGAGGATTTGGATTTCACGGAGGTCCTATATCTCACCCTGTTTCTTATCCGTATTCTGTAGGTAGTGCAGGATCTAGAGGAAATGGAGCACCTAATCCAGGTAATGGAAATGCAGGAAACGCAGGTAACGCTACCACTCTTACAAACATTGGAACTTCAAACGGAGGAAACGGTGGAGGAGCTCATCAATTTTTTCAACCAGGACCAAACGGTAATGATGGGTCAGCACCAGGAGCTGCACTAGACATGACAAATACCACAAGATCTTATTTAGCTGGTCAATCTTTTGGTAATGGTGGTCAAGGACAACCTCTGAACTATTCTGGCGGTAATGCAGGTAACGCTGGAGCAATATTTATTTTGGAAAATATAGGAGCATAATATGGCAAAAGCACTTTTTTCAAATTCAGCATCAGGTTCTGACAGTTCAGTTATTGGTATAATTTCAACATCTGATTGGTCAACTGCTGAATCTTTAGTAGACACTTCTGAAGTAAGAGTTGTAGAAATTAGCGATAGTGAATTTAACGATATAAGAAATGGCACTAAACAATTAAACGGAAATGATGGTGATACACTTGAAACATCCACACACTCAATAGCTCATGAAACTCAAGAATTTGCTAACAATTTTATGGAAGATCAGAAGGCAATGCATATTGATTTTTGCCAAAAATGGATAGATGCAGGAAGACCTTATAAAAGTAATGAAACTCAAACATATTTAGACTACTTAAAAGGTTGGGATACTTCTTCACTTACATGGCCGACAGACAAAACATTAGAACAGTATCTTGAAAGTATTAGTCAAGACTATGTTAGCCCTTTACAGCTTTGTTTATAAGTAGTAAACAACATGGATGTTTGAAAGAAAAATAATTTTTTCTGCAGCTAAAGAATTTGTAAATCAAAAAATAGCACACCCCGAACCTATTAAATTAAACATACCACCCTGGTTTAAAGAGCTAAAGCATAGCTTAGGTAATGAAACCGTAAAAGGTTGCATACCATTCCTTGATACTTTAACCTCTGGTTATCTTATTAGAATGCCTCAAGATATGGCTATTGCACACAATGTTACTAATGATAAAGGGGATAAAGATAGTTTTGTAGATTGGGGAATGGCTTCTTTAGGAGCTTGGATAGGAGCCAAAGGATTAAATCTTAATCATAATACATCTGAAATTCATGGTACCAATCAATTAGGAAAATGTCCCTATGTTGAACAAAATAAAAATTTACCTTTTTACAAAATAATGAATCCTTGGATGATTCAAACACCTCCAGGATATTCATGTCTTTTTTTACCGCCTTTAAATAATGTCGATGACAGGTTTCAGATTATCCCCGGTATTGTAGATACGGATAAATATGATTTACACATTAACTTTCCTATTGTATTGAATGGAGACAAATATGATGTTTTGAAAACAACAATAAAAGTAAACACTCCTGTCGCACAAGTGTTTCCTTTTAAAAGAGAAAATTGGAAAATGGAAATACAAAATCGAAAAGAAAAACATAGGTGGAGTTTTTTTAAACTTCAACAAAGACTTTTACATAAATACAAAAATGCGTTTTGGCAAAAAAAATCATGGAAGTAAAAGATTGTATAAAAATATTTGATAATGTTATAAATCAAGAAACATTAGATGTAATTGTAAAATGGGCAAATGATATAGAGTTTCAAAATGCAGAAATTGTGAATAATCAATCTCACAAAGGTTTCATAGATAAAAACACAAGAACAACTTTTGTAAAAAATTTAGCTTTTAACTCACAATCAATGACCGAAATACATTGGGCTCATATATTTACTAAAATTTTTAAAGAGTGTATCAATGCTTATTTGGATGAATATAAAATACCTTCATCAACCATTACAAAATTAGAAGGTACACAAATTCTTAAATATGAACCCGGAGGACATTATACATGGCATGTAGATCACGGTATACATTTGAACAGAAAAGTAAGTTGTATTTTTTATTTAAATGAGGGTTATGAAGGAGGTAAAATACAATTTGCTTTCCCTTCAAATGATGAAAGTCTTGAGGTCGAACCTAAAAAAAATAGAATGATAGTTTGGCCTTCAAATTTTTTATTTCCTCATAGAGTTACACCAGTTGAAAAAGGAACAAGGTATTCAGCAGTATGTTGGGCAGTATAAGAGATTTTAAATACAAGTTAGTTAAAAACTTTTTAACAAAAGAAGAAACAGAGCTTTTAAAACAATTTACAATATTATTTCACCAAAGGAATGACTCTTCATTTGATAACAAGCAATCAATAACGATGGATACTATGAACTATGGAAATCCCGCTACGGATGCTTTGTTAGTTACAAAATTAAAAAAAATGGAAGAAGAAACAAAATTAAAATTAAAACCAACTTATAGTTTTTGGAGAATGTATACAAAATATGCAGATCTAAAAAAACATACTGATAGGCCATCATGTGAAATATCTTGTACTGTAATGGTTGGCTCAGATGGAACACCTTGGCCAATCTATATGGATGGTAAACCTATCGAAATGAACTCGGGAGATGCTGCCATATATCTAGGATGTGATGTTAAACACTGGAGAGAAGAGTTTGAGGGTGATTGGCATAGTCAAATTTTTTTACATTTTGTTGATGCAAATGGGCCATAT